GGATATTTATCTAAGACGTGAAGAGTTGCCGCTAATAGGCGTTGTTATGATTCATCACCTAGGGGTATACACTAGAAATACAAAAGGGCGCATTGGGTGGTAGCTTGACAGGTAGTATAGTGTAGAGGAAGTGCCAAAAGATTCTATTAAGCAAAGTGTTGTAGAGAGCGAGGCATCTGAGCGTATGCTGGAAAAGCGCAAGCCTGATTTGGCTGTAAGGTGTTTAGAAATGCTGGCTGATGGGGTTGGGTATAGGAAGGTGAAGAAAGAGACGGGGCTTAGTTTTAATGCTATTGCTTCGTTGAAGGGGCGGCATAAGGATGCGTTGGAGGTTCGGCGGGAGGAGTTGGCTAAGGATGGGTTTGAGTTGTTGGAGAAATACAGGCTACTGTTAAACATGAAGCTGGAGGGGCTAGCTGAGGATTCCGACCTATTGAAGAAGGAGGGATTGAAGGATTTGCATACGGGGTATGCTATTTTGCAGGATAAGGCGTTACAGGCTGTAGAAGGCAACAAAGTGACGGTGGTGCATAGGAAGGAAGGGCCAAGCCTAGAAGATGCTATGACGGCCATTCAGGAGGCGCAGAAGCGTGTAAAGGGAGAGGCTATTGACGTATGAATGGTAAAGGAGACACACAACGACCTAAGCAGATTACAGAGGAAGATCTTGAGGAGAACTGGAAACGCATCTTTGGTCCTAAGAAATGAGGGTTAAGTCCATAGATATTCCTATATTCCAGCGCACGGTGCATTTCCATCTGTCTGATGATGCCGATGCGGCGTGCCTTAGGGCTACGGGAGAGGAAATGGACGTTGTTAATGACTCAGGCATGACAGTGTTGAAGGACGGGGACGTGTATGTGTTTATATTTGAGGGGGAGCATGACGAGGAGACTGTGGCGCATGAATGTCTACACGCAGCCAATTATGTTATTGATTTGTGCGGGATGCAGGTGGATGCGTGCAATGACGAGCTACAGGCGTATTTAATGGGGTGGCTGATAGCACAGTGGTATCAGATGGTTAAAGAATGAAGTGGCAGGACCATAAGCTATTAAAGCCCCCTAGTGACGAAGAGATGGCTAGGATGGAGCCTACGGAGCTTGTGGAGCTTCATCGCATCTACCATGAGGCTATTGAGAATGCGGCGCGTGATCCCTATAGGTATGGCTTCAGCTTGCCGCATTGGAAATACGCTGACGACCTACTGAGCACCTTCCGCACCACCCTGCTTCTTGGGGCTAATCGTTCAGGTAAAACATCTTATTCTGCACGCAAGATTGTAGAGGCGGCAATAGAGAATCCTAACGGGTTGATATTCTGCTTCGCGCAGACGCATGAGATTTCTGTGTTGGTGCAGCAACGCGCTGTATGGGAATGGCTTCCAGCGGAATACAGAATCAAGAAGGTGAACGATGGCAGTATCAGCTACACCTATAAGAACGGGTTTAGCGACAAGAAGGCCATCTTTCCTAACAAAACGCAGATTGTTTTCAAAACCTACACGCAATACCAACAGGACGACACGATTCTTGAGGGTATGGAGTTGGGAAGCCCAGAGCCCACAGTAGACAACATTGGTTGTTGGCTAGACGAATACCTGCTGGGCATGGAGATGATTGACCGCATCATGCTGCGTAACGCCACGCACAATGCCAAGCTGCTTATTTCCTTTACGCCCAAGGATGGGGAGACAGAGACGGTGCGCTACTACCGCAACGCCGCCAGCACCGTAGAGAGCAAGCACGTAGAGGAGGGGCTAACAACGCCATGCACGGTGCCATACGTCCAGCACAACGAGCGGATGAACACAGGCATTAGCTATTTCCATAGCAAGGACAACCCTTGGAGCGGCTACGAAAGCCTCCTAGAGCAGTGTGTGGCTAAGGGAGACGATGATTACGCGCTTACGGCCCTTTATGGGGTGCCTACGTCGGCAATGGCTAGCAAGTTCCCTCGTTTTAACCCAGACGTGAATGTTATACCACACGCGGAGGTGGAGGAGAAACTGAAGGACTGCACCCTTTACATGGTGATTGACCCCGCTGGCAGCAAACCTTGGTTCATTACGTGGATTGGGGTGGATGCTACAGACACTTGGTATGTGTATCGTGAGTGGCCGGGAATCCTGTATGGCAAGTGGGCAGAGGAGAAGAACGGCAAGTGGGCAGCAGGAGAGGCGTGTCGCCAGCGGCTGGGCTATGGGGTTCGTGACTACGCGGAGGTTATACGCGAGCTTGAGGGGCAAGAGAAAATAATGACGCGCCTGATTGACCCTCGCATGGGAGCCAACAAATACAGCGCAGAGCACGGCGGTCAAAGCGATTACATTAGCGATCTAGAAAACCAAGGGCTAATTATGATTCCGGCTCCAGGCATCGACGAGGAGCCTGGTCTTCAGGCTATTCAAGACAAGCTCTCCTATAATCCGCAGAAGCCGATTGATGCCCAGAATCGCCCACACTTTTACATCTCTGACGAGCTAGAGAACACCATATCATCTATGCAACACTATGATGGGAAAACACGGGACCATCCGTGGAAAGACCCAATTGACTGCTTACGCTACGCGGCAGTATATGGGATTGATTATGTTTCTAAAACCGGACTGCAAGCCACACGACCTAATAAAGGAGGATATTAATGAAAACGAAAATTACTAATTTAGCTAAAGACCTTGATGTCAGCGTAAACGACCTGCTTCATATTAAGGAAACAAAACTTATAGATGAGGACTGGAGCGGAAGGGGAAAGAATACTTGGTTTACGCAAGACGCTGTTAAGAAAATCTTTTTAGCCCTTGAATTGCCAGAGTTTTCTCCAAGCGTAATATATGGAACTTATGTTCACGAAGCTCCTAACCCGCGTTGGATTTATGCAAAGATTGACGGGGTGGACGGAAAGCGTCCGGTTCTTATTCCAAATAAACTTCGTGGTAAGCTAAAAGGTAAGAAATTTCCTATTAACGCTATTACCGACAATAAGGACACAACCTACAGGCATGCAGCACTTACCGGATATAACTTGTAATAGCAAGTGGGTTGACCAACAAATAGACAGGCTTCTTGGGTTTGAGGTTCTTTATCAAGAACTTACTGGGTATCCTGACCCAATTGCCCCTTCTGTAATTTGTGAAAAGATTGGGGCGCATCCCACATTTACCCACACTGCAATTTCGTCTTTTTCTAAAAAATTTAATAGTAAAACTTTATGAACACTAAGAGCCAAGAAAAGTCTCTTACGTTTGCCTCTAAGGAGCCAAATGTTATGGTATTGCAAAAAGCGTGTGATGATACGCTTGTAGACCTAGAAGCATACTTTCAGCAATGCCGTCAGAGTTATGACGACCGCAACAACATCTGGCCTGGGAAGAACCGAGACCTTCGCAAGCATGGCTCTGATGCGTTTCCTTGGGATGGTGCCTCGGACTCCGAGGCGCACGTTATTGATTCCCGTATTAATAGCTATGTAGCGTTGCTTATTTCTTCTATGGTGAGGGCCAACATTCGTGCTTATCCCGTAGAGTTTGGGGACATGTCACGCGCCCGAGTGGTTAGCTCGTTCCTGAAGTGGATGGTGAGTAGCTACATCCCTCGGTTCAAGAAAGAAATGGAAGCCTCGGCCAACCACCTACTTGAGCGCGGAATGGCTATCACTTATGTTGGATGGCAGCGAGAAGATCGCACCTACCTGCAACAGCTTGACCTTCAGCAGTTAGCTCAGGTTGACCCACAGCTTGCTGAAATGGTTATGGATGGGTCTGGGGACGACGAGCTTATTGCAATGATGCGTTCCGTCTATCCTTCGGTAACTGACGCTCGTGCCAAGAAAGCATTGAAGGACTTGCGGAAAAAAGGAGTGGCCGAGATTCCGGTTAGCCGTAGACAGGTTGATTGCCCCCTTGTTCAGTCCCTGACACCCGATGGCGACTTCTTTTTCCCCTCCTACACTACTGACCCGCAACGGGCTCCTTATTGTTTTTGGCGCACCTACTTTACGCCACAGGAGCTAAAGAATAAAGTGTCTACGGAAGGCTGGGATGCCGACTGGGTGGATTATGTCATTGAGCACTATCGCGGCGTAAATGTTGACACTATTGGCAATGACAACACCCATCGCAGCTCTGCGTTGTGGGACGACATGGGCTACAACGCAGAGGAGCTGATTGAGGTTATTTATGGCTATCAGCGGTTGATTGACCCAATTGATAACTCTGAAGGCATCTACTGCACGGTGTTCCATCGTGAGCTTTCGTCTAAAATTGAAGAAACAAAGCCTTACGCTAAGTTTGAATTGATGAACGGCTACGAGGATTATCCCGTGGTAGTCACTCGTATTAGCGAAGCGTCTAAGCGTCTTTATGATGTCCAGAGCATGGCCGACGTTCTGCGTGGCATTCAGTGGCAGGTGAAGATTGAGCGGGACAGCCGCATTGATCGCAACTCAATGGCTACGATGCCGCCGATTATGCACCCCGTTGGCAATGCTCCTAGCGACTGGGGCCCTGGCCGATTTGTTCCATATCGCCGTGGTGGAGAGTTTCAGTTTGGCCCACAGCCACAATACAACCCAGGCTCTATGGAGATGGAGCAAACGCTTCTAAAGGTTGCTGATGAGTTGGTTGGTCTTGGTCAGGCCGACCCAGCATCTGCCACTAAGCGGCAGTTTATTTTGGACAAGTTTTTGGCTCATGTCCAAGAGGTAATTAAAATGTCCTTTAAGTGCTACCAACGGTTTGGGCCAGACCAAGTGTTTTTCCGTGTCACCGGAGTTGTTGACCCCATGGAGTTTGATAAGGGTGATCCTGATGAGAACTACGACATTGTGATTGGCTACGACGTGCTTAATGCTGACCCCGAAACTCAAGAGTCAAAACTTAATCAGCTTGTTAGCTTGATTCAGCTTGACCGGAATGGGCGGATTAACCCAGACGCGCTTATTGATATTGCGGCAAATGCTATTGATCCTATTGCAGCAGACGCCGTATTGCAGCCCGTAGAAGAGGCCCAGCAGCAAATTGTGAAGTTTGTTACCGATGACCTAACTAAAATCTTTGCAGGTATTGAAATGCCTGCTAGACCAAATGGTGCTCAAATTGCATTGCAAGTCATCCAACAATACGCCCAGCAGCCCGACGTTGCTGAACGTCTACAAAATGATGAAGCGTTTTCAGCGCGTATTCAGAAGTATGCTGGTCAATATACCTTCCAGCAGCAGCAAGCGCAGAACGCGCAAATTGGCCGCGTTGGGACTACTCCTGCTGCTATGGGCGATGTTAACACTCAAAGTATGGGTGGTTGATATGCCTGATGTTGGCAACTACAATGAGGTAGCTAATCGGGCAAGCCTACAGCAAAAGAAATTCTCTGAAGACCTATATAAGCAAATTGCTCAACACGAAGGAGTTAGGCAATATGCTTATCTTGATAGTGAGAAAAAGCCTACTATTGGTATTGGCTTTAACCTATCACAGCCTCATAATCAGCGGATTATTAGGAAGATGGGTTATAACGTAAAAGACTTAGTTGACAAAAAGGTTCGGTTAACCGAGCCGGAAATTAAACGTCTTTATAATGAGTCTATTATCCAAGCATTTAACGATGCTCGTAAGTGGTTACCGAACTTTGATGAGCAGCCGTCTGACGTAAAGAAGGCTATAATTGATATGTCTTTTAATCTAGGTTTAACTAACCTAAGAACGTTTGAAAACACTAAAGCTGCTCTTATGGAAAAGGATTACAACGTAGCAGCGCGTGAAATGCTTGATAGCAAGTGGGCTCGTCAGGTAAAGGGACGCGCACTCAACCTTGCTTCAATGGTTCGTAAATACGCTCAATAATGTCACTAGAACAATCATTAGATCATCTTTCCCACGTTTCTCAGTTTGCAGACTTTCTGCAATCAATTAAAGACGAGCGCGAGTCCTGCATTGCAGCATTGTTTGATGCAGAAACTGACAAGATTCAGCAAATCTCTGGGCAGATTCTGGCATACGACCAGATCCTTAAAATGTCTAACGCCGAAAGTATACTGTTTCGGCACGCAGAAAAGACGCACTAAATACTTTTTAATACATGCGCTGGAGGATTTCTGCGTGAGTATTGAAAAATAGGATGCTCTTTAATCACTAGCTCCCCAAACGGGTATAGCTTTGCGTGGTGCTCGTTGTTTTTAATTTTAACGCGATCCATTGTTTTCGCTACGTTCCAATGTTCTGGGGCGGTCCAATCGTGCGCTGATTGCTTAGGGGTATTAGAACTCATAAATAAAAGTATTATTTTTTTGTTTTTTTGTAAAGCAATAAAAATGACTGTTATAATGTCACTATCGCAAATCGCTCAGGCGTATAAAGAGAGCGTTGATAACTATGTCTAATGAAGTCCTAACACCCAACGCTGCGGGTGAACCAAGTCCAGCGGAACAGTCAGATAATCTTGCGTTTGGAATGTATGCACTCCATCGCAAAGGTGGTGATGGAAAACCTTCTGGTGAACCTAAAGTGTTTACTAAGGAGATTAATACAGAACCCCAAGAATCGGAAGTTAAGGCAGAACAGGTGGAGGAGGAAACTGCTCCAGAGCCTCAAGACGAATCTAACGCGGAAATCGTCAACGAGGATCAGCTTGAAAGCCAAGACGAAGAAGAAGTTCTTTCTAAGAGCGAGATCGACCTAGAATCCATGTCAGAGGCCGAGCTTCGTGAACTAGCTGAAAAGCTAGGGAGCCGAGCAGTAGCTAGATTTGGTGAGCTTACCGCAAAGCGTAAGCAAGCCGAGGAACAGCTTAATGCCTTGAAGCAGGAAATGCAAAGTCGTGAAAGCCAAAAAGATCCCTTGGAAGTTAAGAAGGTTGAAAACAACCCCTTTTCTGACATCAATACCATTGAAGATTTGCAGGCAAAAGCCCGCGAAATTGACGAAGCTATTGAATGGGCAGAAGATGTTTTGTGGAATAATGACCATCTGGCAGCAGATGATGTTGTTGCACAAAATGGCGACCAAGAGATTACAAAGGCTCAGGTGCGAAAGGTTTTGCGAGATTCCCAAAAATCCCGTAAGACGTTTTTGCCTGCACGATTGCAGGATTTACAGGCTAAAGAGCAACGCCTTAATATGAAGGCGCAGTTTTCTGATGCTATTAAGTCCGAGCTTTCTTGGATTGATGGAGAGGATAATGATGTGCGAAAGCAGTTTGAATCCCTTCGCGAAAGCCCCTTGATCAAAGAGGCCGTAGAGAAGGTGCCTGATCTGGAACCGTATATGGAATATATGATAGCTCACGCTGCTAATTCCATTTATAACCGGAAGCCAGTTAATCAGCCAAAGCCTAGCGCAAGAATCACTCCTCCGTCCATCTCGATTAGTTCCACTGCTCAAAGCGAGCAGCCAGAACCTCGCGCTGCTAAGGCAGTGAAAGACGTCCAACAACGATTCTCAACTTCAGGTGCTACACAGGACTTTATAGCTCTCCGCACTCTTCAACACTCTAAGCGTAAATAATTTTACTTTATAATCATGGCTTTTTCTAATACCTACGACACCACTAATCCTGGTTCTGGGGTCTCCAATCGTGAAGACCTCACCGACATCCTGACGATCCTCGCTCCCGAGGAGACTCCTGTTCTTTCGTCTGCTCCCAAAAGCAAGGCAACCGCCACCTTCGTTGAGTGGACGGTTGATTCGCTGGCTGCTCCTGTTACCACGGGTGTTGCCGAGGGTTCTGACGTTACCTCGTTTACCGACAAGTTTAGTGGCCGCGCTCGTCTCGGCAACTACGTGCAAAAGTTCCGCCGTGACTTCATGGTTTCGGACCTGCAAGATGCCGTTGAGTCCGTTGGACCGGCTAAAATTGCTGAGGCCGAAGCTAAGTCTGCTCGCGAACTGAAGCGTGACGTGGAGGCCACCCTCTGCTCCACTAATGATCGCACGGCTGAAGATGGTGCTGGCACCGTTTATGGTCTGCGTGGTCTTGGTAACTGGATTGATTCGGCTGGTCCGGCTGACGTTCCTGCTGCTTACCGCACCTCTGCGGATTCTATCCATAGCACCGGCTCTCTGACCGAAAGCGGGTTTAACGACCTTATCACGTCCATCTACCGAGTGACTGGCAGCACCAACAACCTTACCTTGGTTGCTGACACTGCTCTTCGTCGGGTTATTGCTGACTATGCTCGAACCTCTGGATCGACCAACGCGGTTTACCGTCAGGTTACCCAGGCTGCTGATTCCAAGACCATCAAACTCTCTGTTGAGATGTATGAGTCCGATCACGGTATGGTGAGCATTGTCAACATGAACCCTGACTGCGCCCCTGCCGGGTCAAACAAGGACACGGGTTACCTCGTCAATCCCGACTACTACGGCGTTTCTGAGTTGATCGGTCTTGGTTCGACCCGCCTTCCGAATCTTGGTGGCGGTGAGCGTGGTTACGTTGACACCACCCTGTCCCTGTTGATGAAGCACCCTGGTGCTCACGGTAAGATCACCGCTATTGCGTAAATCTAACTACTAGACTTACATGTTATAATGGGGCTATCCTTCGGGGTAGCCCTATTATTATGCACTTAATTACGTCATTTCCCAAGTATCACGACGGAGAAATTAATCGCGCCTTGATGCGTGAGCTTACTACTGGGTTAGAGTTTAAGAAAGAAATTGAACGGTCAAAAGAAGCGCAAGCGGCTGAACAGGCAAAAGAGTTGGTGAATCAAAAAGAAGTGCCTGGGCTTGGTCGCTGTATTGGTGTAATCCCCGAGTGGGAGTTTTTCCGTATGCAGCAAAAATATGGGCATAAGGAAGTTCATTCTAAGGAGTTTATGAAGTATTACCAAAAGAAGTTCCCACATCTTTCTCCTAACAAGATATGACCAATCGGACGTATAGTGATCTCTACTCCTTAATTAGCTCGCTTTCTGGGGTAAGCAACTTTAACCCTAGCGAAAAAGGAAGCATCCTTAACTTTGTTAATCGTAGAGCTTATCAGGCTTATCGACAGAACAAAGTTTGGCCGCGTTATATTGTTGGGGCACAAGCACGGCCAGCGGTTGGTAATGTTATTTCTACGACATTCACCCCTGCTTCCAAAAATATTGCTACTGCTTCCCGTGCAGATAAATTAGTTACAATTAGATGCACCGCGTCTGTTGATTTTGTAGAGGGAATGTATGTTACTGTTTCTGGATTAACTGGTTCTGTTGATCCAAATGGTAGCTATCAGGTTGTATCAGTAAGCACAGGATCAATCAATAACGATACGTTTACATATAATCTTGAAACGGGAACTGGTGTTGAAGATTACACGGGATCTGGGAGCGTGATTGCTAATAGCGTTCCTGAGATTGATAGCTTTAATCGTATTTGGAGCAGCAACCCCTTAAACATTAACTCTGCTATTGAGTATGAGTTTTGGGTTGGTAGTGATGGTGCTAATGTAATACACAACGACAAAGAACTTAGCGGATTTTGGGTGGGTTATTTGAAAAAGTGGGAAGGCCCATATACGGATTCATCCACTAACATTCCTTCTGAGTTTTTTGAATATATAGCGCACGCAGCGTATGCAGACTTCTTGCGTATGGATGGTCAAATTGACAAGGCCATTGCAGAAGAGAATGTGGCGCAGCAATACCTTTTGATAGAATTGGATAAAGCAGAAACTCAGAGGAACAATAACGCTTTATATCGTCGAATTTCAACTTACGTTTCTCGCCAATCTCGTTAATACTATGCCTAATACTTTTTCAGTTAATCTTTATCCTGTTCCCACCGAAGGCGGAACAGATGAGCGTTTGACGGTTTCTACGGTTCCTATTGAGTTTGCGTCAACTTGGTATGACGAAGACACCAAGTTTGTTTATGTTGATGTGCAAGGTGCCGATATTATGGTTACCTTTGATCGCTCTGTTCCCTCTGCGTCAAATGGGCACAAACTTGAGTCTGGATGGAAAGGCTTCTGGTCGGCCCGACAGGCAGATAGCGCAATTATGATTCGTGCTGGCGGAACGGACGCAGCCGTGCAGGCATCACCCTTTACTGTTTAATCCTATGCCTAACGCAAGAATTGTTAATACGCCTTCTCAGGCAATCCCCCAGAATACTACCACCCACCGGCAGAACACAATTAGTTCTACGGCTGAGCAGGTGTTGGATTGGACCCTAAACTCTGGCACGACGCATGTGCTTGTTCAGGTTAATGATGCTGCAATTCGTGTAACGATGGATGGCACCACTGATCCTACCGCTTCACTTGGCTATCGTATGCCCGCAGGAAGTTCTGTTTATTGGACGCGGGAAATGGTTTCCAAGGTTAAGGCTATTCGCGAAGCAAGCACGGATGCTGTGCTTGAAATGCAAGAGTTGAACTATTTGTAAAATGGACGTTTTTAAGACCCTTATTCTGGATACACCAGACTCCCTAGACAATATTTCTGGCGTATTGCCCATTGTTAACGGTGGAACGGGGGCCGACAATGCTTCTGATGCCCGAGACAACCTTGGTCTTGGCACAATAGCTACTCAGGATGCAAACGCTGTTGTTATCACCGGCGGCAGCGCGACAGGGCTTACGTCTCTAGGCGTAGTGGACAACACGACGCTCGGTAGCAGCAACACGGACACCGTGACGTTCAACGCTCGGATTGCATCTGAGTTTACGCCAGCGACCGACAACACCTACGACCTTGGTCGCACGGGTCACGAATGGCGCGACCTCTACCTCGACGGCACGGCGAACATCGACTCGCTGATTGCAGATACGGCAGACATCAACGGCGGCACGATTGACGGCACTACGATTGGGGCGACGACTCCGGCGGCTGGGACGTTCAGTCAAGTCAATTCGACTGGGGCGATCATCGCGACGGGCGCAGGGTCGTTTGGTGACGACACCGACGTTACCGGAGATTTGACTGTGACGGGTGAAGTGACCTCGACGGCATCCTTGCGGACTACGGGCGCGGAAGCTTCGAACCTCGCGGCGTCGGCGAGCCTCGGTTATGTTGGCGCAGACGGTAAAGGTCGCCTGCTCATCCAAGGGCCGGACACTTCGACGGATGGCTCGTTGCGTATTCGCCTGACTCGTTCCGACGGAAGCAACTCGACTGCTGTTGCGGATTTTACCCCCACCGGCCTCGCCGTTACGGGTGCAGGTAGCTTCACGGGCAACGTCGGCGTGGGGACGACGGCACCAACCGCTAAGTTTGTCGTGGCAGGAGGCGGAGCGGCTATCCAAGGAAATGGATTTCCAACGACCGGCGCAGGATGGGAGTTTTACACCGACACGACGACTGGGTCTTGGGCGCAATCTTATAGTCGCACTAGCAGTGCGTGGCTCGATGCAAACTGGAATGCTTTGACGCACAAATACAGCACGTCTGGTGGGGAGCGTATGCGAATCACCTCCGGCGGCAACGTTGGCATTGGGACGACCTCGCCAGCATATCAGCTACAACTGAGCACGGACTCCGCAGCAAAACCATCAACCAACACTTGGACTATTGCTTCCGATGCTCGGATTAAAACCGAAACTGGCGAATACACTAAAGGCCTCGACGCCGTGCTTTCACTTCGTCCCGTCACCTACCGATACAACGGCAAAGCCGGAATGGTGGACGACGGCGAAGACAAAATCTCAATCATCGCTCAAGAAGCAATCAATGCTTTCCCCGAGTGCGTCGGCAGCTACATGACGAAGCTCGACGAGGATGACGAAGAGGAAACCGAAGTGCTTAACTGGAACGGCCACGCGCTAACCTTCGCGCTAGTAAACTCGATTAAGGAACTCACTGCCCGTCTTGAGGCGTTGGAAAACAACTAATTGACAACCACTATTAAGTGGTTTTATAAATTGTTTGTATGACTATTCAAGACAAGCTTAATCAACTATACATTGCCACACGCGTTGCTTCCCTCAGCGCAGACCAGCACGCAGCCTTGCAGCAGCATGCAAAGGATATTCTGGAGGCACTTAAAGATTTAGAACCTGAAGCCGAAAAATAAAATGCCATACGGAAAAGGAACATACGGAAACAAAGTTGGTCGCCCATCCAAGGCCGCAAAGGCCAAGGGTAAAAAGCGAGCAATGCCTAGAAAAAAATGTAAGTGAGTGACTGTAAACATGTGTTAAAATAACTCATGTTTACGTTTCTTTCTAGTGCGGCGGGTGGGTCTATTTTAGGCGGCCTTCTCTCAATCGTACAAAGGGTAGTAGATGCAAAGTCTAAGGCTTGGGAAACTGAGCTTGAGATTAAGAAGATGGAATCTATTTCTCGCCTCAAAGTCACTGAGGCAGAGTTTAAGAGTTTCGACTCTAGTCTGAAAAGCGACAATGGCTCTGTGGCTATACCGGAAAACACCCCCTTGTGGGTCATTTCTACACGGGTAATGGTGGATGCCTTTAGGACGTTTACGCGCCCAGGGTTGACATGGGCTATGGTTGTTTCTCTGATTCTGTTTATTGCCGCAGGATTCGTAGGGGAGGCCGCAGTTGCTATGATTCTGGGCGACTTTGTGTTTGCCACATCAACAGCGGTAATGTGGTGGTTTGGATCACGTCCATTGCAAAGGACCGCCAAGTGATTCAGATATTTGATACTATCAGGATTGGCTTGCTAAACGCTCTTAGTTGGACGTCAACCCTTGCGGTCCTTCAACTGGCCGCTGACCTTTTGCAAGTGGCTGCGTTGCTTGGATCAATTACGGTTAGTGTATTTTCTGTCCGTTGGATTATGAAGCAGTCTCAAAACCTTGATAAGCTTAACAAGGAGAAGAACGCGAATAAGGCCAAATAAAGCCATTTTAAGGCGATTTCTAAGAAAACCCATACCAATGCCCAAGAACCCTAGAGATTTGCCCTGTAATCGCCCTAAGCGGGAGGTTAAGGGTGGTAAGAAGTTTGTCGTCAAAGCCTGTCAAGGCGGAAAAGAGAAAGTGGTGCGTTTTGGCGATGCCAATATGACCATTAAAAAGAGCCAGCCAGCTCGCAAGAAGAGTTATTGTGCTCGATCTGGTGGTATTAAAGGCAAAAGCAACAAGCTGTCTGCCAACTATTGGAGTCGGCGTGCTTGGAACTGTTAACGAAATGCCTGCTAAAAAATCTACCGTAAACTCTGCTGGCGTATATACAAAGCCAACAATGCGGAAGCGACTGTTTCAGTCGATTAAGTCTGGTGGTAAGGGTGGACGCCCAGGCCAGTGGTCGGCTCGCAAGGCACAAATGCTGGCTAAACAATACAAAGCCAAGGGCGGCGGATATAAGACCTCTCGATGAAATCACAGCAAAAGAGCCTTGTGAACTGGACGCGGCAGAAGTGGCGCACCAACTCGGGAAAGCCCAGCCTTAAGACTGGAGAGCGGTATTTGCCGGATGCTGCATGGAAGTCCCTGACCGCCGCAGAAAAAGCCGCAACAAACAGAGCCAAACGCAAGGGCATGAAAAAGGGCAAGCAGTTCGTAAAGCAGCCTAAGTCTATTTCCAAGAAGACGGCCAAATACCGAAAGTAGCCCTTGCTGCATAGGCTATACTAAATTATGCCTCGGTATAGCAATTATGGCTCCCTTGATAATCCCCTCGTTGACGAGGGAGACTTTTCGTTTTCTCGAATAAACGCAAGGCTTCGCCCTGATCAACTTAGTCCATCGGAAGTCGCCATGTCCTCCAACGGACGCATGGATATTAATGGGGCATGGCAAACACGCAAGGGCCACCAGCACTTTGGGTCTTCGATTGTTACGGATGAGTTGGCATTGTCTTTGCCGTTTTACGTCTATGGGAACGTAACCTCTACGGGTCTTAATAGGGTTGGGAACGTGATAACAATTACGTTTGGTTCGCCGCACTCTTTTCAAAACATCACGCTGGCAAATGTTTCCGGCATTACTGGTATTACACCAGACCCCAACGGAAACCGCAAAATCACCGTAGTCAGCCCTACCAGCATTAGCATTGAGATTAGTGGTCTTAGTGGGACTATAGGCGGAACTGCAACCGTTGGTGCCCCTAATCTTAATGACAATGTAATTAACGCTGCATACGGTTCGTGCTTGTTTTCTGACCCATCATCCAATAACAAGGAGTATATTGCGATTGCGACAAACTCAAAGGTTTTTCTTGTAAACCTTACTACTGGAGTCGCCCCTGAAATTATCTACCCTTTAGGCATTTCTATTTCGTCAAAGGTGAATATGCTTCAAGCCTTTAATTATATCTTTATTTTTAGAGATGGCGAAACGGCTTTGCAGTGGGATGGAAACCTGACTGGAACTCCAGCGTTTGAGCTAGTGGACAACGGCGATTATACTCAGCCTTCGGTGTATAGCACTTCTGGGAACACTGCAATTGCAAATGGAGTGGTTACGGTTACAGAGTCCGGCCACGATATTGTAGAGAACGATTTAGTTAAGATTATTTCTCGCGGCGACACTAACCTCAACGAGCTATCTGAGTATCGGGTGTTTGAGGTTGATGAGGATGATCCTACTAAGTTTAGGTTTTATGCTGACGCGGACAACATTACTGGTGCGTCGGTGGTTTTAAGCAAACCAGTGTCTGTAGGGGGCGGGTTTTCCCATATGCCTGCACCGCCGTGGGCCATTTACCACCAGCGCAGACTCTGGATGCCATTTCTTTATACGATATCGGAAGACGATGGGTCTCCTACAATTACGAATCGAGGCATTACGGACGAGATTATTGCTTCCGATATTCTAGATCAAAACACCTACGATCAGATTTACGGGAACTATCGCATTGCATCCGGTGGTGCAGATCGTGTCGTGGCAATCCAACCCTTTTCTGAAGACAACCTAGTTGTATTCAATCGCAATACTATCCACCTGATTCGTGGCGTAACTGGGGCATTAGAGGAAACGGTTGTGCAAGAAATCACGCGAGAGGTTGGATGTTTGGCACGTAAGTCCGTTGTTCAGGTCGGTAATCAAATCTTTTTCCTGTCAGACAACGGCGTGTATGCAGTTAGGTTTGAGGATTTATACAATTTGCGTGGCGCATCTATTCCACTCTCGGAGTCTATTGATCCAATTATTAAAAGAATTAATAAAGACTACGCATATAAAGCTGTAGCTATCTATCACGACAACAGATATTATCTCTCTGTTCCTTTGGACAGCTCCAAAGTTAACAATACTATATTGGTGTATAACTTTTTGAATAATGGATGGGAGTCCGTTGACACCGTGTCGGCAGCGGGGTGGGATATTGAAAACTTAATTCGTGCTGGTGCTGGTTCGTTGAATAAATTGTATGCGGTTAATTCTTTTGGAGGTATACACATTCTAGAAGACCGAGAAGATAATAATGATTTATTAGCCACCAACGTGGGGCAGTCTGATTCTGCGTATAGTATTCCTTCTTATGTAACTACTCGTCAATATACGGGTGGAACTATGGATAGAAAGAGATACAACTCTTTTGAGATTCAAGCAGAAAGCTCTGAAACTAATGAGTCGGACATTAATATTACGTTTGAGGCAGAAAATCCAGATTCCGTAACCACAATGGATTCTTTTTCTGACCTGTTGGGAAACACCTTAGCCGTTGGGGAGGATGCTTCTGTGCGTGGCCGCATTGGCAATATTCGTGGGTATAGCGGTCAGTTTACGCTAGCTCCTAGAATTGGGCGTCCCAAGATAAGATCGCTAAAGGTTTCTTCACAGCTCACCGACTTGAATATCAGTTCTAAAGAATGAGTGATATTAAAGCAGGTTTTGTTTGGTCTGATAAGGCTGAAAATTTTGCCAACAATAAGGCAATGGCTTTGCGTCTTAATAAGACTATTGGGGAGGCAACGGTTAATCTTGATAGCGTATTAGGTTGGATTAGCGTGAAGGACTACGGCGCAGTAGGCGACGGCACAACTGACGACAAGACAGCTATTGATGCAGCGATTGGTGTGATGACGGACAACAGCGTGCTTTATTTTCCGGCGGGGGAATATCGATACAGCGGCACTGCGACCATCGAGAATCTCAGCAACATCGTGATTGCTGGTGCTGGCCGCGATGTTTCCACACTGCGGCACCTAGGCACCTCAGTCGTCGTCCCATCCGATGGGGGAGACAACTCGAATACCCCAGCAACCAACGGCGGGGTAATCATGAATATCGAAACGACGTGTGATCACGTAGTGGTGCGAGACATGACGTTCGACGGCAACTGTGACACCCGCAAATATGGTCAGCAGGGGGTGCATTTCCGAGCGAACCATCTAAAGGTTCACGACTGCGCATTTCAACACGGTGGCGAGTTTTGCCTAAGCATCAACACGGACCGCACCGACCGTATTCAAGATGTGATGATCCAAAACAACATCGTGCGCGATTGTTTCGCTGATGGGATCAATCTGCGCAAAGTGGACAAGGCAGTGGTGACCGGCAACATCGTGAATGGCTGTGATGATGATATCATTGCTCTAACCGAATGCACGGACATCGTAGTCACCGGCAACCAGCTTAGTGCCCGGGTAGATGTTCTTGGCGTAGCGGTGGACAATAACGGGTCAGGCGGGTATTCGGTAAATCCAACCGTGACGGTCACCGGAGGCATCAAAAGCGGAGTGCCTACCAACCCTCCGTGCTACGTCTACATCGACGCATCAGGCAACATTAAGGAAGGTCGATTCTATGGCCCTGACAGCACCGGATGGGGCGCATCCGACACGCTACCGACCTTGGCCCTAAGCGGAGGCACAGGAACAATCTCGGCGAAGCTCACCGACTGGGGTCGCGGCATAGCGATACTGAATGACAACCATCGGATTTTGGTGGAGGGCAATTCTGTGACCCGGGTAAAGCAGAGCGGCATCTTGGTATCGGCTGAAGGTGGAACCCGTCCCAGCCAGATTCAGATCTGCAACAACCTCGTTGCTGATCAAATAGCAATCAATTCAGGCTACGGCGTTCGGATCACTGAAGCCTCAAACGTAACCTGCAACGAGAACATGATCGACGACATCCAAGGTGGCTATGGTTACTTTTTGGGGCTTTTCGACAACGTATCAGTAAAGGGGGGATCGATTCGCTACACCCAGACAGGGTTCTTTAGAGCCATTGGAATCGATGAGACAGCAGGCGGCACGCTTTGGGATGGATTGACCCTTGAGGACATCACCATCGATATGCCGTTCGGCGGGAATGAGGCAGTGTTTTTCTCCCCGGGTGGTTCGCAGGCATCACTGAGAATCCAAAACCTCAGAATCTTGAACCTTACTTGCAACACCTATGGAGGAACCTACATCGTTTACAACCAGACGAGCGAGGGAGTGGGCAGGATATCCCTAACGAATGGTGGTTCAGGATACACCTCAGCTCCTACAGTGGCATTTTCTGGTGGAGGAGGTTCAGGAGCAGCGGCAACTTGCACAATCAATGGATCGGGAGCAGTTGATAGTATCACTCTGACCAACAGCGGTTCCAACTACACCTCGGCACCAACAATATCGTTCACTGGTGGAGGGGGAACAGCCGCCGCAGCAACTGCTACTCTGAGCAAAAACAAGATTGGCAACAACACTCATGGTTCAGGAGCATCCATTACCCAAGGCTATGGCTCTGCGGTAGGCCCAGCAGCAACCCTTTTCAACAATAACTAATTGTGTTAAAATACCAATATGGCAATTCTCCAAACAGGAAATTTCTACAATATCGGCGATCAAGTTACCTCCACTAACCTTAATGCGGCGGTTAATGACGCTACGTTTCATCCTGATGCAGTAGACGACTCTACCATCCAGCTTTCCGCTAGTGGGCAAATTATGGTTAGAGATAAAGGCATTACTGCTGCTCAGCTAGAAGCCGCCGAGAACAATCAGCTTTTTATTGGTAACGGCACCGGTTTTACTAAAAAGTTACTAAGTGCCGGAAATGGAATAACCCTTACAGTTGATGATGATAGTATTGATATTTCGTCTACTGGATCAATAGGTGGCACCAGTGGAAGCACCGACAACGCAATCATTCGAGCAAATGGCGACCTCGGAAGCACTATTCAGCCTTCTGCTGTTTTGATTAATGACGATAACGACATTAGTGGTGCAAGGGACATTACAGCAGGAAATCTTATTAATGTCGCCTCGGCTAACGGCTATCAAGTAAATGGCACTAAGGTGCTTGGTGCTCAGGGGACCGCAATAAACAGCCTTAGTGCTAGTTACATTGACACGGATTTTGACAATGGAACGGGCGGCACGGACCCACAGTCAGTAGCAGACGCATTTAATATTACAGATGCAAGAATTAACACAATCCTTGCAGCCCTTCGCACTCATGGCATTATTGCTACCTAATGTCAGCAATATCTAAAGCATTTGATTTATATGGCTCAGATTTTTCAAGAATGCACGGCCTGTATTTGGAGCATGGCTATTGTTACTCAGAGCCATCAATGCTGGCCTTGGCTAGACCGTGTATTTCAAATGACCATGAACGCTGGGTTCAGCCCGAAGAAGCTGACGCTTGGTGGGTTCAACTAGTAATTGGTCCAAACGCTCTTTCTACTTTATATGCTCACATTCCATTTCCGCTCTCTAAAATTGGCTGGGCACGGGAATTTAAGGAAAAGCCCCAGCCAAGATTTTACAATTACTACAAGTTAAAAGATTTATTAAAGGTTTAATATGGGTTCATCAGTAAAAATGCCAAAGGCTCCTCCGGCCCCAACTCCTGTTGATCCAGGGAAATCCGCTTTGGATTTTATCCGCTCAATGTCTAGCCCTGAGTTGCAAAACCGACTTTTGCAGGCGGAGCAAACCTATCGTCCCAAATACACGGAGCTAGAGCTTGCGGACATTAACACGTTGCTGCGAGGCACAGAAGACCAAGCAGGATTGCTAGACATTCAAGACGAGGCTTCTCGTCGTGCTGCTGGTATTGGACAAGAGCTAACAACGGCCCAACGAGAAGCAGACATTGCGGACGTTGAAGCCTTGGGTGGTAGGGCTACGGAAGCCTTGCGTTCCGCTGATCCAATGCAGAAGGCCCTGCTTGAGCAGATTAATCAAATGTCTCAAGACCAGTTTGCTCGATCTGGCCGTCTTACGCCTGAGCAAATGCGTAACGCGCAACAGCAGGCACGCTTGGCTGGAGCGTCTCGTGGGCGTGTAGGAGACCAAAGCACAGTTGCTAGCGAAGTATTGAACCGTGAACAGGCTTTGCGGAACCGTCGCCTTGAAGCGTTGCAAACCGGACAGTTGGCATTTGGCATGAATCAAGCCACTTCCGCCGACCCCTTTCAGGCCATCCTTGGTCGTCCCGCACAAGCCCCAGGCATGGGCATGGCGTCCTCGCAGTTTGCTGCTGGATTGGCTGGTCAACAGCTTGGACCCAATCTGTTTGACCCCAACGCGGGCATCAACCTTGGTCTCCAGAATCAGGCTAACTTGGCAAATTATCAAAGCAGCATTTACGGCGCACAGGCTGGATTTGCAGGTGCTAAAGCCCAAGCTAGAGGTGCCATGATTGGCGGAATAGCAAGTGGTCTTGGTGCTCTTGGTGGCGGATTTGCCTCTAAGTGCTGGGTGGCTCGCGAAGTCTTTGGCAGTGAAAACCCAATGTGGGTTTTGTTCCGTCAGTGGCTAGACGATGACTCACCTAATTGGTTCTTTAATCTTTATATTAAACACGGCGAAAAGTTTGCTCAGTTTATATCGGATAAGCCGCTTATTAAACGAGTTATCCGCAAATGGATGACAAGTATTGTTGAGCGCAAGTTTACCTTTAACCCCACTTTTGTCTAATGGCTTACGGATTTGGATCAGGCGTTCGAGCAGAACTTGGCGCAACAGACTATTCTAACTACCTTCGTGGTGCGCTAGCTGGTGCCCAAATGCAGGCACAAGGCGGGGCTGCCATTGGTGCAGGAGTGCAAAATGCGCTGGCTGGTGTTGGTGAGGGCATTCAAAAGTTTCAGCAAAACCAGCAGGAAATTGCAGCTATGGCTGGCGATGTCAAAGGAATGACGCAAGCCAACCCATACCTTCTTGAAAGCTTAGATCCTAAACAAATGAAGGTGCTGGAAAGCATTCGTGATGGCGATTCCGTAAAGAAAAAGGACATGCTTGAAGTGTATGGTGCTATTTCCGCGCAAAACAAAATGGCGCAACAGCAGTTGGCTAATCGCAGGACTCAATCGGAAATTGACGTTGCCAATTTTCGTATCCGTGATGCCGGTAATACGTCAGAATTAGATGCTAAATACAAACAGGCAAACCTAACCGCATTCAATGCCGCCATGAACTCCGAAGATCCACAAAACAGGGCTGAAATATATATGAAGACAATGTCTGACTTGGGAGTTGAGCCTGACATGCAGGTAGCCAGCGAGCTACGCCTTCAGGTGCCGCCAGGTGAATCATCTGACACATATTCTCAAACTAGTGCCTATACTGATGAAAGCGGCAACTTTATTGGTTATGGCGTTGTTAACAAAAATACAGGACAGCTTATGCTTTCCCCTGTCGGAGGCGGACCTCTTACGGGAATGCCAGAAGGCTCAATTCCCAGCACGCTAGCCAAGGCGTCTGGCTCTCCTGTTTCATTTGAGACGTTTTCCGGCATTCGTCGTGACCTTATGGACAAAAAGAGAACCATTGCCCGGATGGAGAAATACCTACAGACTCAGGGCAAAACCGAAAAGGGCTTTGATCGTATGGCAAATGCTTTCACGGGGGCCATCAAAACCCTGATGGGCAAAGGGCTTTCTGAGGCCGAAATTCAGCAACAGCTTGCAGCGGGAGAACTTCAGGGCATTGTGGGCCTTGTGCGTGAGAGCGTAGGTGGTCCCGGCGTAATGACCGAAGGTGACGTTGCGCGTATTCTTGACTACCTTGGTGGAAGCGTAAGTGCTTTGCAAGACCCCGAGGTGGTGAAACGGGCGATTGCTGGTGCCATGATGAATACATACAGGGAATATCTCGACGCGCTCCCCGACTACGACTACCTGCTTCAAACTCAGTTTGGGAGTAAATACGATCCAATGGAAGCCCCAGAACTATCAACCGAAATGAAGGCCATTTTGATCGCTCAGGGCTTACTATAATCTTATGGCCAACCTTAACGAACTCATTGAGGAGTATGAAGCCGTCAAGGACAGCGATCCTGGGCGTGCAGAACAACTACGTGCAGAAATTAGGGCGTTTTCTGAACAAAATGTTTCGCCAAGGCCCCCGGAGCCAGCAGTCCTGACTGGGGTGAATGAGGAAAACTATAAAGAAACTGCTGCCAAGAATTTACAGAACACCCTTGGGTTGGAAGACCCTATTCGTTACGAGGGAGCCGTTCCGCTAAGGTGGAGGACCGTGTATAAGGCCGCTAGCTCCCCAGAGGAGGGATTGAGACTTTTACAGAACCTTGCGGGTTCGGAAAACGTCAAGCCCGGAAGCCAGGGGCGTGTGCTAGTCCGCCAAACCAAGGCAGGCGAAACCTTCTGGTCCCCACTAGATCCGTCTGGATTTGATATTGGAGACGTTACGGCAGACGTTGCTGGTTATATTCCAGAAACCGTTGCCTCATTTATTACGGCGGCAAAGATGCTTCCCAGCCCACAGGCAAGCATTCTCAGGATCTTGGGCGTTAGCGGATTGTCTGCTGGTGCCGGTCAGGTGGCTGGCGGTATTCAGGACGCCGCCGTGCGTAGATACGCTGGAGAGCCTGCCAATATCCCTGAGATAATTCGGCGCAGAGGGATGCAGGGAGCAGTGGAAACCGGAACGTCTTTAATGTTTCCTATTCCGGGCTCAAAATTGGCTAGGGCTGCGGACATAACCGGAGAAGCCGGAGAAAATATTAGTAAGGCGATTGCGTCTAGTGCCCGCGAGGGGCAGCAAAAACTGCAAGAAATGGGCATTCAAGCTCCGCTCACGGCTGGTGAGGCCACGGGCGCACGTTACCCACAAGAAACTGAGCGCATGATGGAAGTGCTTGGCCGTCTAGGTGCGGCAGGGCAAAAGGTTCGTCGGGAGCAGGGAATGGTTGCGGAAGCGGTTAGGGACATGGACAAGATCGCCGCACGCCCAGAAACCGCCGTAGGCCGAATGGTGGGCGCATTGAATAATGCAGAGGACGCAATCGTTAGGAGATCCCAAGAGGGCTATGTTGATGCACTTGCAGATATACAGGGCAGCGTCTCACGCGAGCTAGCAGACTTAGGAGCGTCAGCACCATCTATCACTACAGCAGGCGGAAAGGTGCGGGCGTCCGTTGCATCCACATACGACAGGGCCAACAAGCACGCCAGAGAGCTTTACAAAGGATTTGAGGACGAACTGGCTAAGACTGGAGCCGATGACAGCATTGTTGCACTCAAGGCCACTACGAAGCTGGCCAAGGAAATTAAGAACTTGGTTCTAAAGAAGCGTGTAATGCGCGACGGCAGGGTAGTTGAGGAGCCGTTGGGCCTGTATGCCCCATTGCTGCGAGAGGTAAATGATTTATTAGAAGCTAGATCAACGCTCCAAAGCGTGGACGCTGTGCGTTCTCTTCGCTCTAGGTTGCTTGAAGCCTCTAGGAGTGATCAGAGTTTCTCTAAGGGAATTAAGCCCGCTACGGCACGCCGCATTGCTCAAGCCCTCTCCGATGACCTAAGCACTAGCATTAATAGCTATAGCGGAGCTGGTGCCGACATGCTAAAGGCCGCCGATACGACTTATCGCCTTTCCCTTGAGCCATTTGATACAAGCCCCGCCTTAAAAAAGATGATTGATATGCCGGGACAGGGGGGATTCCTAAACGATTCCGATGCTATCACGTATTTCTCTAATCAAGGTAAGCTTAATGAATTGAAGAATGTTGGTGCATACCTAGACCCCGTTCAATACAAGGCACTCCGCCGAGCCGTGGCAGACGACATAATTGGAGGTAAGGCTCTCCGCATTGGGGGTAGGGAGCTCGCAGACCTCGGAGACTCGCTAACGCGAATGGAGAGGCTTCCTCCTGAATACAAGACAGAGATATTTGGAAGCGAGAAGACATGGCGCAGCCTTGAGTCTGGTATGCGCAGATTCTCCTACCTAAAGGGGAAAAACAAGATTTTTATGAGTGACGCTTTGCCGTCTCCGCAGGAAGTCTCTCAATTTGTTAGGGAGGTGGATGAGCTTGGTTTTAGATCCGCCTCCGGCAATCTCAGAAAGGCCATAGACGCAGCCGAAAACCGGCAACGCCTATTCGGTCAGGGGATAGCATCACAGGTGCGCAAGGGGCGTTACGGCATGGTTGCTGAAGCCCCCAACAAATTCTTGGATGATTTTGCCTTCAGCGGTAATTATAGCCCCTCTTATGTTCGCACCATTGTCAACATGCTTCCCGCTGACGTAATGGCAGATGTCCAGTCTGTTGCCTTTAGGCGTGTGTTTGATCGATCCCGCATTGCAGCGGAAAGCACCATTGAGTCCCTTAAGGGCGGTAAAAACGCCACGTTCGACATCAACAAGGCAATCAACGACGTGTTCGGTTCCAAACAGCAGAAGGAAACGTTGCGCACTATCGTTGGTGATGACGCATTCAGTAAGCTGACGGGATGGCTTCAGTTTGAAATGGGAATTGCTCACGCCCGCAGAAACGTAGGAAATATCGGAACGTTTTCCCGTGAGCAATTCACTAGCATAGGCAACTGGCCTAATCTAATTGCGAAGAATGCGGCAGCACAGGTGATATTCTCTGATCCTGGCCAAAGGCTCTTGAAGGCCGTTGGTTCGTCTGCGGAGGTCCGCCAGGGCTTTATGGGAGCAATTTCTGGAGCCTTTGTTAAGACCGCAAGCTCAACCACAGGCAGGGCAGCAGGAATGGTTGCTCCAGCCCGTATTAGTGGTGAGGTGTATGATCATGTTGTTAATTGGAACAAGGCCACCAAGGACATGTCGCCAGAAGAAGAGAAGGCCGCGTTTGCATACTTCTTCGCCCCAGAGCTTTTGCTTGAGGATGCAAACGCACAACAACCCTAGTTCCTCTAGGTTAGTGCCATTTATTTTAGTAACGAGATTACCTTAACCCACGCCCACTTGCCCCAGAAGTAGGCTGTAATGGCCGCAGAGAGCCACCAGAGGTGCTTCACCTCCATGTTCTCGAACTTGGGCTTGCTGCCGCTAAAGAAGCGATAGGAATATGTAAAGGGCTTTCCTTTCTCACTTACCCATTCGCGGTAGAGGTTGCGGCGGTTGGTGCCGTTGTCTGAATCACTCCAATTGCCCTGCTGAATATCGCAGCGCATAGCGTGCTCGTGAACACGCCAGCGTTCAAACACGTTCCCTTCGCTGTGGCTTTTGAGGGTGATGATGTAGCGGGAAGTATCCCCAAACACATCAAAGTCCTGGAAGACGCAGTTATTGGTGTGCGTGCCCACATCCAGCACATCTTCATCGCCTCCGTTAATTATGGCCCCATGAAAAACCGTGTCCTCACACTTGTAGGTTTTCATGGTGTCGCTCCAGTTCACCCATCTGTCTGCGTGGGGTTGAAGAGGGCCAACGTATATAGATTCTTTCTCCACTTCTTCGTATGATTTGTAGTTCTTATCTCTCATCTCCCATCCTTTCTGGGGTTGTCCCGCCGCCATTCGCAGTAATACTTGTATGCAGTGTCAGAGATGGTGTAGGTGCGGTTGGAGACGTTGCAGCGCATATAGTGCTTGGGCGTGCCAGCCGCCGTGACATAAGTCTTGTTGTGCTGGACGTCCGTTGATCCGGCAACGTGTGGGCTCATCCACTTTTCTCCACCGTTGAGGACGGAAGCGTGGGTTTTTGCGGGAGAGTATGCGGCGAGGCGTTCATAAACTTCTTGGAGCTTCACAACGTCGCGTTTGCAATACCGCACCATCTTTGCCATAGCACTTGGGCACTTATTAAGGAGGATGTCTTTCCACATTCCGTATTCCGTTTTCAGCTTGCCTGCCCCCGTCAGGATTTCTCCCAGATAGTCTAGGCGGTTGGAGTTGAAATAGAAGCGACGGCGAGCCCACTGAAGGGTGTCAAGGCTCTTGGGCTCAGGCCATGCAGGAATATCGTGCATGAGGGCGCGAGCCCTAATCCAAGGAAGATCAAAGCGGTCCCCGTTGTGGAACACCACCTCATCGGCTTCAGCCAAGATGTTAGTGAACTTTTCCAGCATCTCACGGTCGTCCTGGTTCTCGTCCCATGTAAGACATTCGGGACGTTTGGCGTTCTCCCATTTGTAGCCAATGCAGATGATGCCTCGCTCGTGGATGATGTTGTCGTAGGAGATGTTCTGCTTGTATCCCGACCTCCAGAACAATCCAATGTTGGGGCTGGTTTCAATGTCTGCGAATAATCTGTTCATGTTGCTTGTTGTTTAGATGAAGCGCACAGCCATAGCGAAGGCTATAGGCTTGGGCGCATTTACGCTGCCAGAATCAATAATGCCAGGAATGCCGTTTACGCACCATTGCCAGTGCCAGTATCCCCCCTCTTCAAACATACGAATCCTCATGCCTTGCGTGCTCTTGGTCTTAGCCAGTTGCTCAAGGGCTTCGTATGTTTGTGGAAAGTTATGTGTCATTGGTGGTGGGTGATGGCCGCAAACGCAGCACACAGAATGCCAGCCCCAAGCAGCAATAGTCCCTCTTCGGAACGCTGCACCATTATGAGAACGGTGGACAACAGTAGGAGGATTGCCGTTGCTACGGAGAATGTATTACTCGTTGTCGGTTTCATCAGAGAACATTCCGTTTACGGTGAAGGGTTCATACCCATAACCAAGGCACACTTGTCGTAGAAGCACAACTAGATCCTCTGCTAATACGTCGTCGTGGTCAGTAGAAACAGAGGCGGTTCTACTGAAAACCGTGTGCCGCTTGGTTGATTCAATAGTGATTTTCATTTCGTCAGCTCCCGCTCAAGGATTTCTAATGCTCGCCAAGCCGTAGCTACGTTGTCGCGCTCCATGAAATGGCGCGTCATTTGATTGCCGTCGCCCACACTCTTCTCCTTGAGCCACTCCATAGGGGCTCCATTGGTGGCTGGTCCATGCTGTTGCTGCGCCTTGTAGCTGTGGTGGGATAGGGCCGCAATAGCGTGCGGGAAATAGTCACGAATGAACGTGCCTACGGGGTATTCCTTGCGGGCTTCTGCGCCTGTGGGGAACAGGGGCGGCTCCTCCGGCTCTGGCTTGTAGCCCTTCATGGGGCGGGCTACTACATACGGGGCACAAATCTCGCAACCCACATGGGTGTAGGAAACGGGGCTGAACCCCAATTTAGATGCCGTGGTGAATACTGCCAGATCTCCCTCCTTGTATTCGCCTTCATCCACCCGATAATATCCAGCGGGCATTTTCGCCGCAATTTCTTCGTCTGTCATCATCGTGTAATTCTCCTCTTCCTTGTTGGGGCGGATTACGCATTCGTATTCGTTAACAAACTCGTGGCATCCATCAATAAGGCGGTCCCAAAACCCATCGTCCCAATTATAGAAGCGGTCGCCCTCTTGCCACATTCCTTCGACGACTTGGCTCCACCCCTCGGGTATGTCAAAATTTGTTGCGAAGTCTTCGGTGCCTGTTTGTTCGTCTGTCATTGTCATTCTATTTCTTTCTGTTTATGATGTGGTCTATGTAGAACTGCTGCATTGCCAAGGCTGTATGCTTGCAGATGTTGGAAGTATCAACCCCATTCGTGTATTTTTCCCGCAATTTGTAATAGTCGTGCTTACAGGAGCATCCGAAATGATCGGGGTGTAGGTCAATGATGTATTCCTCGTCTGAGTCTCTGGAACTACCATAGGACTCGCAAATGTATTCGTATCCATTGCCGCCCTGTCGTTGGTAGCACTTAGGCGGGGGAGGCTCAGGTGTATCGCAATCCATCTACGGCCTCCAGTCCTTGCGCGGCGTCTGCAAATGTCTTGAGGCGTTGCAGGGATTGGAACAGGTCCACTTCCGCCTGTGGCTCGCCGTTGATGATGTCGCAGTAGCAGGAATACATATCCTCAATCAGATATTCCTGAACATTCTTTAGTTGTGTGATGCTTTCTTGTGTCATGTTAAATGTTTTCTAGGTAGTTGTTTTCTCTAGCCTAAAACAAAGGCTGTTTGTAGCTCAATAAGCGCGGATGCATCATATCGGCGGCTTTCGCCCTTGGGGTATGGTTTTACCTCGTATCGAAGCGCATCCAGCATTGCTTCGCGTTGTTTCCTGCTTCCGCAGGCATAGACGTATCGGTGCTTGCGGGGTCGGTCCTCTAGGTAAAAGTCATCTCCATATTTTGCTCGCATCCATTCGGCTCGGTTGGCTTGGCCTCGGCTTTCGTCTGCAACCGTCGCCCCGTGAAGGTGTTCGCGGCCTTTGATTTTCCAGTCTGTGCGCTTTGCGCTAAGCCCAGTGTATAGGAAGTTCGTCGCTTGGTAGATATATCCGATATGCCCCTGTGCGGTATCCGCGTAGCTTACAACAAGCGACGGTTTCGGGAGCATTCTTAGCGATTGGCCTACCAGACGGCTTGCCATATTTTTTTCACTTGCGCAACAAAGGCGATTCAGTTCCAATACATGAGGCTCCCACTCATCTCCGGCTATTCCCTTGCGAAGCGATGAACTTACTGGTGTTCCATAGGTCACTACGCCTTGAAGCTCTCCCCCGCGATACGCCCCGAACGCATACGACACAGGACACATTCGGCGGGCATAGTGCCGCTTTAATAGCCACGGTTCGGCGTCTTGGGTTGGTATCGGTTCAATCGTCATAACTCAAAAGGGACAGCAAATCGGTGGACTCGCCAGCCTATTAGTTTTTATATGCTTTCTAGGTAGCCGTTCTCTCTGGCCCATGCCTTGTCATTCTCTATTCGCGAATGGCAAATGCGGCACAGTCCCATCCATGTCTCTACGACGTTTAGGTAGGTGGCTCTTGGTTTCTTGGTGTGGTGAATGTCGGTGGCGGCGTTGTCGCACAGGTCGCAGGTGGGGTGGTCTTTGAGGTATTGCTTGCGGAGGGGGTAGTAGGTGCGTAGTCGTTCCTGTTGCTTCTTGCTGATGCGGCGAAGGGGGGAGCGTTTCATTTACGCCTCTTTCTTTCTGCTTGGGTTTTAATCTTGTGGTCCTTGGAGCACAGCACCTGAAAAGCCGCCGAATCCTCTGGGGTTAGTCTCTCTAAGAAAGCTGGAATATCGTCTGCGCATTTCAAGCTCCCGCATGGGATGATGTGGTCAATTTGCACATCGGCACGCTTGAACCACTTCTTGCATTTAGCGCATTGATATTCATATTTGAGACGTTTGTTCTTGGATTTAGAGGGCCGTTCGGCGGCTTTCAGGGCTTGTGTGGCGGGGGTCCAGTAGCGGAACTTAGAACGGAGGGCGGAACGAATGGCTGACCAGTATTGGCTTTCCGTCCATTTGCCTCCGTTGCGTGTTCTGGCTACTCTTGCCATTCAAATTGGTGCTCCGTGATTAACCCCACGGAGCAAGGGCTGTTATGAACGAACACACTAACCGAAAATTAAAAGGGCATTTCGTCGTCTTCTTCGTCTGGCAGCGTGGGCTCTGGGCTAGGAGCGGGAGGCTGGTATGCTTCCATCTCCTCGCTGTGCACCTTTGCGGCCTTGCCTTCTGGGGATGCGGCGAAATAGGCTGTGAGGTAGGACTGGAGGGTGCTATCGGCCTCGTCTGCCTTAGCCTTGGCGTCGTCCGAGAGGGTGTTGCTCACCACCTTAAATTCTGGGAATGAGTAGTTCACCGATCCCTTCCGGCCTTCGCCAACAGACGGGACGCTAACAACAACGTCACCATAGACGGCCTTGGAGCCTCCCAGTTCCTTAACGAAATCGATCCATCCGCTCAATGCGGCACCGGACAATTGGAAGTTCACAATCTCGTAGTCGTCTCCCAGCTTGGCAACGGCGTAAACAGAGGCACAGAACTTGGCGTAATGCACCTTCTCCTTCACTTCGCGCCAAGGGCCAGAGAACACCTCGCCGTCCTTGTCCTGCACTCGCATGGGGAGCTTCAGGTTGCGAACCTCGTTAGACCAGACGCCACAGTTCTTACGGTCATTAAAGCCAGAGCAGGTGGAAAGCTGATCTAGGACAATGAAAGGGGTCTTGTGTGGAACAAGCTCCATCTTCTCGGATTCCTTGTCCCAGTAACGCCAGCATTTGTCACCAGAAGCCCAGCGTAGGAACTTCTTACAGGGATTGATGGGGCGGTCGTCTTCTTGCAGTGTGCGGCTCATATTAATTTCCTTCGATTGAGTGGAATGTGTCTTTGATGATTTCCAAGGCTTCAGCGTTATTCGGAATCAGCCTTAGGAGAGATTGAATAATGT